TACACCATATTAGTAAGTTAGTGAACACTAACATACAAATATTAGAATATACTGATATGCTAATTTAGAATATTAGCAGATTCTAATACTGGTGTTCATAAGAATATTAGAATATTATAATATGCTAATGATGATAGTATATTAGAATATGCGAATATACTAATATGCTGATGGACATTGCCATATAGGACGGTCGTCCGATTTACTGGCAGACGGCTGTTGGGGTACACAGGGGGTGTCGGGTGTTCATTCATAATGCATTGCAACTAAAAAAAATCTGCTAGAAATCATGGGATTTTGGGATGTTGGGAAAAAAGTGTTGACAGATTGTAATTTACCTGTTATCTTATTTATATAGAGTATAATAATTTAAATTATAATTATTATAATAATTATTTATTGTTTTTCTTTTTTAGAGAAAAACAATATATTTAAATATTATAATATTTATATATATTATATATATACAATCTACTGATTGCTTTCAGTTTCCAAGGACAAGGCATGGCTAAAATAACAATAACAGACCTGACTACTCTGGTGGGGGCTGTAAACGACATCAACAACAAGTTCCAACAGATTGAAGACGAATTGAACAACAAAGTTCTCTATCGTGACAATCCTGTGGGTGAAGATAATAGCTTGCAAGATGACGTTGATTTTAACAACAACGATATTTTAAATGTAAATAGCATTGATGCCACCTCTATGTCCATTGGTGGTTTAGATGTTGCACAGCTTGCTTTCCAAGCTAACTACTACGTAGCTGCTACACAACCTGCTGAGCTGAGTGCAGGTGATTTGTGGTACAATCTCACAGATGACAAGGTTGGTTATTACGATGGATCGTCTATTGTCTATTTCGTTGACATCCTAGATGAATTCCAAGACACCTATCTAGGTGCTAAGTCTTCTGACCCTACAGTGGATAATGACGGGGATGCTCTGATTAATGGAGCTATGTATTTTAACACCACGTCAAATTTGTTAAAAATCTATGACAGTGGTACTTGGCATTCATTTATTAGTAGTTCTGGTAATGCTGTTATAGATGGCAGTATTACAGCAGAAAACACCATCACTTTGCAAGGCAGTCTGCCAAAAATTAAAATTAAAAATGACACGTTTGCTGAATCTAATGGTTTATATACAGCTGAGATTCAATTTACAGACCTAACAAATACACTTGCAGGGGCGGTTGGATTTTCTAATGCTTTAACTACAGATTTTTATATCACCAACACAACAGGCGAATCAGTAAAAATTAGAACAGGCTCCACTGAGGCGATAAGTGTTGATTCATCAGGTGATGTTACATTAAACGACAATCTCACTGTTCCCGGAAATATCACTGTAACAGGTACTGTTGATGGACGTAATGTTTCAACTGATGGCAGCAAGTTAGACGGTATTGAGGCTAACGCGGATGTAACAGATACAGCCAACGTACAAGCCGCAGGTGCCTTAATGGACCTTGAGGTGTTAAATCTCGCTCAGGTTAAAACATTTGACTCTTCTGATTATGCAACAGCGGCTCAAGGAACAACAGCTGATAATGCTTTAGCTCGATCTGGCGGTACAATGACAGGTTCATTGACACTAAACGCCGATCCAACAAGCTCTTTACAAGCCGCCACCAAGTCTTATGTAGATACAATTGCAGCCGCAGGTATTCACTACCATACGCCTGTTCGTGTTGAATCCCCAACAGCCTTAACGGTTACTTATGATAACGGAACTGATGGTGTAGGTGCAACTCTCACCAATGCGGGCACATTAGAAGCAATCACAATCGATGGCATTGCATTGTCACTCAATGATCGTGTTCTCATTTATGAGCAAACTGATGCGACACAAAACGGTATCTACACCGTCACCACAGTAGGCGATGGCTCTACTGCGTGGGTATTGACTCGTGCTACTGATGCTGATAGCTATGGTGCTTCAGATCAAGACGCTCTTGGCGAAGGTGATGCTTACTTTGTAAAGGAAGGTAATACGGGTGCAGGTGAGCTGTATGTAATGAATACATCCGGCACTATTACCTTTGGCACCACTGATATTACTTTCACTCAGATTGCTGAAACCGCTGTATATACCGCAGGTACTAACATTACATTAGATGGTACTACCTTTAACGTAGATGATGCGTTCATATTAAATACCGGCGATACCATTACAGGTGACTTCACTCTGAACGGTGGCAACATCGTAATGACAGGTAGTGAAACCGTTGATGGTCGTGATGTATCAGTAGATGGCGCAAAGCTAGATGGTATTGAGGCAGGAGCGACTGCTGATCAGACAGCAGGTGAAATTAAAACTGCATACGAATCTAATGCAGATACCAACGCATTTACGGATGCAGAGCAAACTAAATTATCTGGCATTGAAGCCAGTGCTGACGTAACAGATGCAACCAATGTAGAAGCTGCCGGTGCGTTAATGGATAGCGAGGTAACTAACCTTGCACAAGTTAAAGCCTTTGATTCTGCTGACTACGCTACCGCAGCTCAGGGTACGACTGCTGACTCTGCGATGCAGGATTTGGTTGACGATACTTCGCCGCAACTTGGTGGTGATTTAGACTCTAATGGCAATAACGTTACTTTTGGCGATACCGACAAAGCTATCTTTGGTGCTGACAATGACTTAGAAATAAGCACTGGCTCATATCTGAGTTCAACATGGGGTGAGCTACATTTCGATAATCAAGGTTATATTACTTGTGATGGTGGTAGTTTTACCATAAAAAACGGTGCCGGTGTTATTGGCAGCGAATTAATGGCTAGTTTTGTACCAAATGGAGCCGCTTATCTTTACTACGACAACAACTCAAAGTTTGAAACTTCTGACACAGGCGTAACAGTCACCGGCACTGCTGCAACAGATGGCGTAACAGTAGATGGGGTAGATACCCGAGCACACGCTATGGTCATGGCTAATTTATTCGGATAGGAAAATACAATGGCAAACCCAAATTTACTTCAAGCAACAAGTTCTTTAGGATCGTGGACAGGCGTAATCGTAAGTACCTCGACTTTACCGATGGGTACTGTTGTAGGTTCGCCTTCAGCCAATAACGTAAGAAAGGTTGTTAGTCTTTATGCGTGTAACACAACAGCATCAAGTATTACATTAGAATTGCAGGTAGATAACCCCGGCATTGAAAGAACTTTAGTGCATGAACTTACTATCCCTGCAAATGCAACTGTAGTGATTATTACAAAAGAAGCTCCAATATATTTATTAGAATCTCATACAATACAAGGAGTAGCTAGTGCTTCTGGGATTCACGTTAATGCTGCCTATGAGGATTACTCATAATGTTAGCTCTTACAGGCGGCTTCATTGGACATGACCCAGAGGAAACTCGTGTAACCGCCTCTGGTGTTTGGTCGTTAGAAGAAGCTATCCGTAGGCAAAACGATAAGAACTGGGGTAACTATACGGCTGAGTTAGCGTTAGATACTGCTACCACTTGGACTCCGGCAGCTTATGAGCTTAGTGCTACAAGCGATAGCACTGAGCCTTACGGAGTAAATCGTTTCTTTACTACCGCTGATGCAACCTCTCACGACATTTACATTGGCTTTGAGTTAAAAGGCACTAACTCTGCTTTCTATAAAGACATGACGATTGCGGGTGTTGAAATTGAATTCGGATCAACAACAGAAACTTACAGAGATTCGTCTTGGTCTGGTTGGTCAACAACAACAGCAGGTTCGTCAGCAGGAATTAGCCCGACAGGTTTAACTTATACTACCTTAGCAATAGGCACAACGGGTGAAAGATGGAATATTGATCGACAAGGCACAGGCTCAAGTCAGACGGGTATGGCTAACGGCATTATTACTTCACCAGATTTTGACAGTAATTCCATAGGTCAGCTTAGTAATGCTTATTATCTATACGTTGAAACCTCTAGCCCTGCTGCTAACGGTGACACGTTGTGGTTAAAGAAAACCATCACTCCCGCTATTGGTGATGAGATTACGATTAAAATAGCAAACTACTACAACACATCGAGCACAGGTTCATATTCATCGGTTGTAGAAGATTGTATGCAGATTTTAGTGACTTAAAGGTTAGGCAATGAACACCATTATATTCAATTCAATTCGTAACTTTGATACTGGTTTCATTACGTCAGTGTCATTTTGTTTCACACATACAAGTGAAGGCAAGACAGTTTACTCTCATCCCTACTTGGTTAGTTTTGAAGATCAGCCTGACGATATGGTTGCTTTTGAAAATGTCACTGAGGCAATGATGACAGAGTGGATTAATGACCAGTTTGAAGATGCTGTATTAACAGCTATCAGCACAAACCTTCAGGACAATATTGATTCACTACCTAGCGCAGCTCATGGCTTGCCATTTTAATAATGGATACGAGATATGGATATTGAAACAGCAGAACGACTAGCAAAGCTAGAGACGCAGGTAGATAAGCTTATTGAAATGGTAGAAGAAAACCACAAAGACCTACACGAAGTCAAAGATCAACTGACTAAGTGGAAAGGTATTGCCGGTGGTATTGCCATTGCAGTTTCATGTCTATGGGCAGTTATTATTGCTGTAGTTGAATGGATGAAACGGTAATGGGTATTACCGAACTTGTTTTAATTATGGCAATGGAAGGTGCTGTTTGGAGCTTAAATTCTGATGGTACACCGCAAATATGTATGAGTGTTCCTACAGAATCAGAAGAAGGCAAGTCTGAAACTTTTCAAGGTTGTACCGCTGTGCCTCAAGAAATATTATATAAATGGCTTGCAGAGACTACAGTAAAGGTATGATATATGGACCCAGTGAGCATCATTGGAATAGCTACTACAGCATTCAAAGGCTTGAAGCAACTAGTCGAGAGCGGCAGAGAATTGCAAGATTGCATGAGTCAACTGAGTCAGTGGGCGGGAGCAATTGCCGATCTGGACAAAGCAGACGAGTTGAACAAAAACAAGAAGAAAAACATATTCCGTTCATTGCTACCGAAGAGTGGAAAAAGCATCGAACAGGAAGCAATGGAGATTTACACAGCCAAGGTTACAGCAAGGGAACAGCGGTCAGAGCTTATGCAGTATCTAGGTGCGACTCAGGGCGAACGTGGACAGCGTGAGTTCATTGAGACTGAAAAGAAGATTCGTAAGATGCGACAAGATGCAATTTATGCTGAGATTGATCGCAGAGAAAAACTAAAAGAATATGCTATTGCAGCAGCAGTGGTATTATTAGGAATAGCTACTATGGGTGGTGCGATTGCCTTAATGGTAGCTATGAAAGGAACGGTACAGTAATGTTTGGATTGCCTATTGAAGCTATCTCCATGATTGGCTCCACCGTATTAGGTGGTTTGATGAAGATGTGGGGACAGGCTCAACAAGATAAAGCCGAACAATGGCAAATGCTGATGAAGCAGAACGCTCAAGTTCAAGCAGGTGTTAATGATGCTAGAGCTATGCAAAACCCTAATGCAGCTTGGATTCGTCGCTTTATTGTTATTATGGCTATGCTTGGGGGTTTGGGTATTGTATTCCTTGCTCCACTACTCGGACATCCGACAAACATCCCTATTGAAGTCGAAACGGGATTTAAGTTCTTGTTCTTCGATTTCACAGGAACAGAAACAATCTATAAACAACTGGAAGGATTCGTTACTCCTGAATGGCTGCCAGTGAGTATTATGAACATCATTGGATTCTATTTTGGATCAGCTGCTATGCAGCGTCAACGCTAAGGAAACCCCTATGGCTTTTAAAAACGAACAAGGTAAATGGCTTACTAAAGCTTTATTCTTTGAAATGACTTTACCTGCAACACGACAACATGCGTGTTACACATTAAAAGATGAAGATCATGTAGTAGATGGTAAAACATACTACAGCTTATATCAAAAATTCATTGAGTGTGATGATCCCACTGAGTATCAATTTGCTAAAAAGTATCTTGGTGGTTGGTCGCACTGGAAAGCTCTACAAAGCAGTCCTGAACTAGCTCCTTACGTAGAAGCATGGCGTGAAGAGCGTGATGTTATGATGCGTTCACAAGGCGTGATGGGTGTTATTGAACAGGCAATTGAAGGTAACTACCAAGCATCTAAGTGGTTAGCTGATAAAGGTTGGGAAGTTGATGCTCCTAAACGTGGCAGACCTTCTAAACAAGAAGTAGAGAAAGAAACTAAACAGCAAGCTAAAGTTAAGTTAGCTGTTATGAATGATTATAAGAGACTAAAAGATGGCTAATTCGGAATGGAAAGAAATCAAAGAAGCAGCAGAAAGTGATCTGTGGTTCTTTGCAAGACTTATCCATCCTGAACGTGTGTATGGTGACGCACACAAAGAAGCTTTTAAATTCTTACAAGATGAGTCTCATCCTAACTCATTGTTGTTGCTCCCACGAGCACATATGAAGAGTCACTGCGTGGCGGTTTGGTGCGCTTGGTGGATTACAGTACATCCTGAAACCACTATTCTCTACCTCTCTGCAACGAGCACCCTAGCGGAAGCACAGCTTTACGCAATTAAAAACATTCTTACTTCGCAGCAATACCGTTTATATTGGCCTGAGATGGTAAATTCTGATGAAGGGAAGCGCGAAAAATGGTCTACAGTTGCTATTGCAGTGGATCATCCTCAACGTAAGAGAGAAGGTGTTCGTGATATGACAGTGGTAACGGCGGGTCTAACTACTAACACCACCGGACTACACGCAGACATTATTGTAGCAGACGACGTTGTTGTTCCTGACAACGCCTACACTGAGGAAGGCAGACGTAAAGTATCGGCTGCTATGTCTCAGATGGCTTCTATCCTGAACACAGGGGGTATGGTTAAGGCATGTGGTACTCGCTATCACCCTGCTGATCAATACTCAGTTTGGAAAGAACAGACTATGCCTGTGTTTGATGATGAAGGTATTCAGACAGATACAATACCTATTTGGAACATCATGGAACGTGTTGTAGAAACTAATGGTAAGTTTTTATGGCCTCGCTCTGCTAGAGAAGATGGTAAGATGTTTGGCTTTGACCAACGTGAACTTGCTCGTATCTCAGCTATGTACACAGACCGTACACAGTTTTATGCTCAGTATTACAATGATCCTAATGATCCTGAGTCTAATCGTTTAAGTGACGATAGATTCCAGTATTATGAGCAAAGCTTTGTTAAACAGCAGTCTGGATTCTGGTATTACAAAGACAAAAAGCTTAACATTTATGCAGCTATCGACTTTGCATATAGCTTGAGTAAGAAAGCTGACTACACTGCCATTGTTTGTATTGGTGTAGATAGAGATAACAATGTTTACATTTTAGACATTGATCGTTTTAAAACTGACAAGATTAATGAGTATTATGACCGCATTCTGTATATGCATACAAAGTGGGAGTTTAGAAAACTCAGAGCTGAAGTAACAGCAGCACAGTCAATTATTGTGAATGACTTGAAAGACAAGTTTAGAGAGAATGGTGTGTTCATCAGTGTTGATGCTCACAGACCTAACAGACATCAAGGCACTAAAGAAGAACGTATTGCTGCGGTGTTAGAGCCACGTTACGAAGACATGAAAATGTGGCACTACAAAGGTGGCTATACACCTGCTCTTGAAGAAGAGCTAATTCTAGCTAGACCACGACACGATGACTTAAAAGATTGTCTTGCCTCTGTGGTGGAAATTGCAAATCCTCCTAGAGGAAAATCAGATAGAGAAAAGAAACCTAAAGTAGCCTTCTCAAGCCGATTTGGTGGAGTGGCATACAGATAGTGGAGATTTAAATGAATCAAACTACAATGGAAATCACAGACCTTCTAAGCAAGGAAGGTTTGGCAGATGCCATTTGGAATCGTTGGGATAACTGGAATAATCAACGTGCAGGATGGGTAGCTGAAAAGGAAGAGTTACGTAACTTTGTCTTTGCAACTGATACCTCTCACACAGTTTCTGATGAAGGGGTTCCTTGGAAAAACAAAACTACACTTCCTAAGATTTGCCAAATACGCGACAATCTACATGCTAACTACCTTAGTGCTTTGTTTCCAAATGATGATTGGTTACGTTGGGAAGGCTATACATTAGACGCTGAATTGAAAACTAAACGTGATGCTATTCAAGCATACATGAGTAATAAAGTTCGGGAGGGTAATCTTCGACAAGTTGTTTCTAATCTTCTTTATGACTATATTGACTATGGTATTTCAATCGCTGATGTTAAGTGGTGTGATGAGCGTAAAGTCGATAAAGAGACAGGTGAAGAAGTTGCAGGGTATGTTGGTCCGAAAGTAGTTAGGGTTAGTCCTCACGATATTTGTTTTGATCCAACAGCACCATCATTTGAAAACACTCCTAAAATTACACGCAGCTTGATGCGATTTGGTGAGTTAAAGATGATGGCTATGCGTGACGATAGCCCTTGGATTCGTCAAGCAATTAAATATGCTGATGAGACACGTAGCAAGATTGGTAGCTACAAAAAAGATGACTTTAACAAAGCCGCAGGTTACACAGTTGATGGTTTTGGTAATCTATATGAATACTACCAATCAGGTTATGTTGAAGTATTAGAGTTTGAAGGCACACTCCACGATCCTGATTCTGATGAATTGTTAGATGATTACATCATTACAGTTATTGATCGTCAATTAGTAATTCGTAAAGAGCCTATTCCTGCTTGGAAGCGTAACGGGTTTAAAGTATTTGCTTCTTGGCGTAAGCGTCCTGACAACTTGTATGGTATGGGACCACTAGACAATTTAGTTGGTATGCAATATCGCATTGACCATCTTGAGAATGCTAAAGCAGATGCTTGGGATTTGGTTGTCACTCCGATGTTTAAAATCATTGGTGACGTAGATGAGTTTGAGTTCTATCCGGGTGGTGAAGTACACATTGCAGAAGGTGGTGATGTACAGCCTCTAGCAGTTCCTGCACAAGCATTGCAAGTCAATAACGAGATTATGGGCTTGATGCAGATGATGGAAGAATTTGCAGGTGCGCCTAAGCAAGCAATGGGCATTCGTACTCCGGGCGAGAAGACAGCATTTGAAGTACAATCACTTGAGAATGCAGCAGGACGAATCTTCCAAGAAAAGATTACACAGTTTGAAGTAGAGCTTTTAGAGCCACTACTTAATAACATGTTACATATGGCTGTTAAGCATCTAGATGGTGGTGATGTCCTTCGTGTAATGGATGATGATTTGGGTGTAGCTCAATTCATGTCTATCACTAAAGAGGATATTACAGCAAAAGGTAAGTTGCGTCCAATTGGTGCTCGTCACTTTGCACATCGTGCTCAGCTTATTCAAAACTTGTCTGGTATTGCTAATACAGGTGTTTGGCCTAAGATTGAGCCTCATATGTCTGATAAGGCACTTGCTAAACTTGTTGAAGATAGCTTACAGCTACAACGATTTGCACTTGTCAGTGACAATGCAGGATTAATGGACAAAGCTGAAAGTCAACGCCTAATGAATCAGATTCAAGAGGATTTGAGCGTAGAATCTGAAACTCCATTAGAAGGTGAACTTCCTACAGAAGGTATTCCACCGGAGATGATGTAACATGAATCTAAAAATTACGAAAGGCTTAGAAGCTGAACGTAAGAAAGAAATTAAAGAGGCATTCGTAGCCTCTGCAACAATTCGTGAAAGAATGCGTCAAGTTCTAAAGGATGATTTAGACGCACTTATACGCGATATGGCACGTGAAGATAATTTTACGCTGCCCGCTTGGTCACAGCATCAAGCATATCGTCTTGGTGAAACTGAGGCATTACGAAAACTTATCTCATTATTAGAGGATTAATTATGTCTAACTTATTTGAGGAAACCCCTCAAGAAGGTAACGAAAATATTGAAGCTGATGCTACCGCAGAAGCTGCTTCTACACAGCCGGAAGTAAACGTGGCTGAGACCGGAGCTACAACTGACCCTTATGCAGACCTGCTTAATGGCATTCGTACTCCAGACGGTCGTCAAAAATATGCTGATGTCGCTACGGCGTTGGGTAGTATTCCTCATGCACAGTCAAAGATTGACGAATTATCAGGCGAGGTTGCCAAATTGCAAGAAGAACTACAAAAACGTCAAGGCATGGAAGACATGATTGAGCATATGAAATCATCTTCATCCGCACCAGAGGCACCCTCTGTCAGTGGTGGACTAGATGAGCAAGCAGTAACTTCAATACTGCAACAACAACTTGCTCAGATGGAGCAAGCTAAGGCAAGGGAAGCCAACGCTGCGACTGTGCGTCAAGCATTGGAAAGCAAATATGGCGAGAAAGCGAATGATGTATTTAAATCTAAAGCTGCTGAATTAGGTGTAACGGAATCACAATTCACAGAGTTAGCATTTACTGCACCAAAGTTAGTAATGTCACACTTCGATGGAATGAAAGTAAATGACCCGCAGCCGTTAGGTGGAGAAGGTATTAACACCGCATCCATCAAACCATCAGCTCCTGAGTATAAATCAGTTATGCGAGGAGCGTCTATTAAAGACGTAGTAGAGCAATTTAAAGCTCATAAACCACAATAAGACACTAGGAGATTTACATGTCTAATACTACAGTAAATACTGGTGCGTTCATTAATGACGAACAGTATTCCAATTTTATTTTAACCAACTTGCATGATGTCATGCTTCCAGAAGCGTTCTATCGCAATGTTTCTGACTTCGGTTCAGGTACTACCTTGAACATCAAAACCGTAGGTACTCGTGCTATTCAGGACGCTGCGGAAGATTCAGATTTGGCATATAGCCCAATCGACAGCTCAACCATCACCATGACCATCTCTGAGTATGTTGGTGATGCAATGTATGTAACTGACGAGTTGAAAGAAGACGGTAGTCAAGTTGAGCAATTGATTGCAATGTCAGCTGTTGAAACCACTCGTGCAATTGCAGAAGACTACGAGACTAAGTTCTTGGCTGCTGCATACGAAGGTCAAACTTCTGCTGATCCTAACAACGTGAACGGCTTCGCTCACCGCGTTATTGCATCAGGTACTAACGAAACTTTGTCAGAGGCTGACTTGATTGAAATGGGCTTGGCTTTCGATAAAGCTAATGCACCTATGGCAGGTCGTATTGCTATCGTTGACCCTGTTGTTGCTGCTACTTTCAACAAGAAAGTACAATTGTCAGCAGGTCTTGATCGTACTCCAATGTACGCAGCTGCATGGGAATCTGGCTTTGCTAATGAGCACAAGTTCATTGGTAATGTATTCGGTTGGGATATCTACACCTCAAATCGTTTGCCACGTGTAGCAGCTTCTACCGACATTGATGGTACTAACTCTACCACTAACGCAGGTGTTGCTAACTTGTTCATGTGTATTGCTGACGACAACTGTAAGCCAGTAATGGCTGCATGGCGACGTATGCCACGTTCTGAGACTGAGCGTAACAAAGACAAGCGTCGTGACGAAACTGTCACTACTGCTCGTTATGGCTTCGGTGTTCAGCGCAAAGATACCTTGGGTGTAATTGTAACTTCTGCATCTCACACCGCATAATTAGGAGGTATTTAAAATGGCTATTGAAAACACAGCAGGTTTGGGCGTAAACAACGTATATGGCCCACGTGAAACCGCAGAAGGTCGTTCAGGCAATCTTCCAACTTCAGGAGTTGTAAAAGAGCTTGAACTCGACTTTCGTGGTGACAGCTACGACAAAGTTTCAGCAACTCTTCCAAAGGGTGCTCAAGTAATCGAGTGTATCGCTGAAGTTGTTGAAGCATTTGCATTAGGTGGCACTACACCTACAATCAATGTTGGTACTTCAGGTTCTGCCGGTACTAACTACGGTATTGAATTGTCTGAAGCACAAGCAGAAGCTGCGGGTACTACTAAGTATGACGCAACTAAAGCAGGTACTTGGCAGTCAGTATTGGCAGCTGCAACTACTGTTGCTGTTGAGTTGGACGGTACTACTCCAACTATCGGTGATGGTGGTTTGGCTAAGGTAGTTATTCGCTACGTAGAACTGTAAAGTTCTAGGATTGGGAGGGACTTCGGTCTCTCCCTCTTCATCAAAAGCATACTTACCATCAGTGTGTTTCTGATGGAGACCCTAAACATAGGACAATTATAAATGGCAATTGAACACGTAAATATTGACGATCCAGAAATCCATGAGCCAAAAGGTATTTCTACAGCTACAGCAAATAAAGTATATGTAGCAGATGGTGCAGGTAGTGGTGATTGGATTCCTACGCAAGCTTACATTGGTGCGTATATTGCATTTGATGCAGCCACACCTGCGTATCAACATTCTACCACAACATCAGATACAGTATTAAATCCCACATTTAGTGTGACGCAATCTAGTGGTTTTACTGGTGAAACATCACCTAATGCTCGTTTGAAATACACAGGAACAGAAGATATTATTGCTGATTTAAGTTTAATCATCTCTCCAAAGCAAGCTTCAGGTAGTGATAAAGATGTTCAATGGGTGATTTATAAAAATGGAACTGAACTATCCGGCACTCGTGGTATTCGTACTATTAGTAGTGGTAGTTGGGCTAGTGTTAGCCTTGGAGCATTGATTTCTTTGTCAACTGATGATTATATTGAAGTATTCACTAAAGCTGATGCTGCATGTACTGTAGACTATTCTGGTGCATTTTTTACAATCAAAGGTACACCTGTAGTTTCTTAAAGGAGATAGCACATGAAAATGTCACTACTTGATCTTGTTCAAGATATTTTATCGGACATGAGCAGTGACGAAGTAAACTCTATTAACGACACTCTGGAGTCAATGCAAGTTGCTCAGATTGTAAAAAGTGTTTACTTTGAGATGATGGCTAACAAAAATTGGCCTCACCTAAAGAATTTTGTTCGATTGACTGCTTCTGCTGACAGTGAAAAACCTACACATATGCGTGTCCCAGAGGATGTAAAAGAAGTGGAGTGGGTTCAATACAACTGTCGTACTGAAAACAGCCCTAGCGTAGCTAAATACGAAGATTTGAAGTATTTAGAGGTTGACGATTTTATCCGGCACACCAATCAATATGACGTGACAGCTGATAATGTGACAACAGTTACCGATTATTCATTAATTCCGTTTTTCATTAAAACAGATGAGCATCCTAAATATTGGACTAGCTTTGATGATGATTACGTAGTATTTAATGCATACAACAGTAGTTTAGAAAGCACCCTGTTACAGTCCTCTACACGCGTTCTAGCATACGCAGACCCTGTATGGCAGATGCAGGATAACTACATTCCTGATCTCCCCTCAGAAGGCTTCCCTGCGCTTCTAGCAGAGGCAAAATCAACAGCTTTTGCACGTATTAAACAACTGCCCGATCAAAAGGCTGAACAACAGGCAGTTAGATCAAAAAATTGGCTATCTCGCAAGGCTTGGAAAGTACATGGTGGCATTAAGCTTCCTAGCTATGCTCGCAGGAGCCGTAAATGAACGCTAAAGATTACAAGCTAGTTCTAGACAAGAATCTTTGGTATATCAAATTTGAAGGTGGTGGTCAATTATCTAAGGAATTGTCTGGAGGATATTCTAGACAGGCAGATGCTAAATGGGCAATTGAATGCTATGAAGCAAAGAAAAAACCTTCACGAAAAGCAGAAAGGAAAGTAAAGGATGGGCAGAGCAAAAACACAGGTAGAACGTAATGCGTTTGTGCGTGGTCTTGTCACAGAGGCTAGTCCACTTACCTATCCAGAAAATGCTTCTCTGGATGAAAAGAATTTTGTGCTTAACCGAGATGGAAGCCGTCAACGTCGTCTAGGTTTAGACTTTGAAAATACAGCATCACTACTTGACACTGGATATAACAGCACTCAGTTTCCTGATAGTGCTATAAATACCTTTAAATGGTTGAATGTTAATAATGACCCTG